TGGGCAAATATCTCGCAGAATTGTATACAATCGGCGACAGGAGATTTTTATGATATACGGAATTGATTATTTAAGACAGAAGCTGAACCGGAAACAGGCACGGATTCGTGAGCGCTACAATCATTACGAAATGAAGCATGTTGCTGTCGATCTTGGAATCAGCACTCCGCCTAAGCTGCAGAGTTGGATGAATTGTCTCGGCTGGTGCTCGAAGGCAGTGGACTCAATCGCAGACAGACTGGTGTTCAGAGAGTTTGCAGACGACAACTTCAACCTGAACGAGATCTTCAGGATGAACAATCCCGACATGCTCTGCCCAAGCGCGTTTCTGGGTGCGTTGATCAGCTCATGCGATTTTATCTATATCATCCCTGACGATGATGGATATCCTCGCATGAGAGTGATTGATGGAATGAACGCGACAGGCACTCTGGACACAGCGACAGGGCTCTTAGAAGAGGGCTATGCGGTACTGGACCGCAACACGTTCGGTGATCCTACGCTCGAGGCGTATTTCGTTCCTTATGCAGTGTATTTTCTGACGAAGGGCGAAGTCACACAGGTCTACACGAATAAGGCTCCGTTCCCGCTGTTGGTGCCGATCATCAACAGACCGGATGCAATCAGGCCTTTCGGACATTCTCAGATTAGCAGGGCGTGCATGAGCATAGTGGATTCTGCAATGAGGACAGTTAAGCGCTCGGAGATATCCGCTGAGTTCTACAGCATCCCTCAGAAGTACGTGCTTGGAACCAGTCAGGACTCTGACAGGATCGATAAGTGGACAGCAGCTATGAGTGCGATCCTCGAGATCACAAAGGACGACGATGGTGATAAGCCGACAGTCGGACAGTTCCAGCAGCAGAGCATGGCTCCACACATTGAGCAGTTGAAGATGTTTGCTTCACTTTTTTCTGGAGAGACAGGGCTGACACTCGAGGACCTCGGATTCAGCTCCGGCAATCCAGCGAGTTCCGATGCGATAAAGGCATCACACGAGAATCTCAGACTTAAGGCAAAGGCAGCACAGCGGTCCTTCGGATCCGGCCTACTCAATGCTGGATACTTAGCAGCGTGCATCCGAGACGATCAGGAATACAAGCGCAGTCAGTTCTATCTGACGACACCAAAGTGGGAGCCGGTCTTCGAGCCGGATTCTTCGGCACTGTCCGGTATTGGTGATGCAGCAATTAAACTTCAGCAATCATTCCCTGATTACTTCACAGACGAAAAGCTCAGGGATTTGATGGGCATATAGAACACTTTATTACGGGACTGCTCCGGTTAAAGCAGGGAGGTGTTTATGGAAGAAAATGTATTGCAGTTAATTGTAAGCGCACTGGATGACAGCCCTGATCTGTGGGAACGGGTCAGGAAGCTCGACAAGGGTTCGGGAACTTATTCCGAAGCGAGTGAGATCGCAGAAATCGTCGGGGACGAAGTGGCAAAGCAGCTTGCTGAAATATATACGCCTGAACAATTGGACGCGTATGTCAGAGCAGCACACGAACTCGTCTCGATGGTTTCCGAAGTCGCACAGCAGAACCTAAACGACGCAGCGCGGGTCGGAATCAAACCGCTGAAGACGAAGTACCCGAAGGCAAAAGTGAGGACGCTGGCGGAGGAACTTTCCTTGATCAGCGAAGACGCACTGCCGGAGGAGGTCAAGAACGCGCTTCCGTCCTTCGTGATGGGCATGGTTGACGACATCGTGAAATACAACGCAGACTTCCAGGCGAAAGCGGGTTTGAAGCCCGTCATAGTGCGAACGTGGTCAGGATCCTATCCGAGTCACGATACAAAGCACACCGACTGGTGTCAGGAGCTTGCGGGCACTTATGAATATGGGCATGAGCCTAACAGGGTTTATGCTCGGCACAAGGGCTGCAGATGCAAGGTTGAATACTTCCCTGACAAAAGAGCAAAAGGCCGTATAACGGCACTCAGCAAAGGCGAGATAGACCGTTCCGGTGTTCTTTGGAACACAAGGTCTGACACGCTGGAAGCAAGAATTAGAAAATTGAATAGAAGTAAGTAAAACGGAGGTAGGAGATGGACGTCAGATACGGACGCCAGACTCCCACAAGCTCCGTTGTACTAACTTATACTGAGACATTAGGCGAAAGAGCCATCGATCTGTATGAGCGTACAGGCCGAACGCCGCAGCCGTGGCAGGAAGCACTTGTCTATGACATAATGGCCGTCAATGAGGACGGGCTGTTTACTCATACGAAGTTTGGTTATGAAATACCAAGACGAAACGGCAAGGGCGAGATCATAACTATCGCAGAACTTTATAACCTGTTTGATGGTCGGAAGACGCTGCATACCGCGCACAGAACCACAACATCATCCTCAGCATCGCTGAGACTCGCGAACCTGTTGAAAGACATGGGATACGAAGAAATTCAGCGAGTGAGCCGTGATGAGGTTTATACGAAGTCTTATACCTATGCAAAGCAGTTCGGCCTTGAGAGGATCAAATTGCTTGATACAGGCGGGACTGTGGATTTCAGAACAAGGACATCGGTCGGAGGCCTCGGAGAAGGTTTCGACACACTGATAGTGGACGAGGCACAGGAATACACCGACGACCAGCAGAACACCCTGCAGTATGTTGTTTCTGACTCGGATAACCCGCAGATCATCCTCTGCGGTACTCCGCCGACACTGGTATCGAAGGGCACAGTATTCCCGAAGCTGAGAGCTGACTGTCTCTCCGGTAAGACGGAAGACACCGGATGGGCAGAGTGGTCCACACCGCACAAAGCTGACTGCAATGATGTCGACCTGTGGTATGAATGCAACCCTGCGATGGGCTACCAGTTAACAGAGCGTAATGTCAGAGCGGAAGACAAGAGTGACGAACTGGATTTCAACATCCAGCGTCTCGGATACTGGGCCGAGTCGAACCTGAAGTCGGAGATCTCACTGACAGAGTGGGAAGGGCTCAAGTGTGAGTCAGCACCGAAGATTTCAAAGCAGCTATATGTTGGCGTTAAGTTCAGCAAGACCTCTGCATCCGTCGCCGTCGCATCGAAGACCGCAGACGGGAAGATCTTCTTTGAAGCAATCGACTGTCAGTCGCTCCGCACAGGCAACGGGTGGATAATTCAGTTGCTTAGCGCAATGCAGCCGGAGGCAATTGTTATTGATGGATCCGGCGCGCAGAACATACTGAAAGCGGACCTTGAAGCGGAACACATTAAGGGTGTGATCCTGCCGACAGTCAAAGAGATCATCGTTGCAAATGCTAAGTTTGAACAACTCATGTATGCTCAGGACATTTGCCACATGGATCAGCCTTCGCTGACGCAGGTCGCTACCAATTGTGAAAAGCGAGCAATCGGCGCAAACGGTGGTTTCGGATACAAGGCTCAGTTTGATCAGATGGAAATCGGCCTGCTGGATGCTTGCATCTTGGCTATTTGGCAATGCTCAGAAGGTAAGGAAAAGAAAAAACAAATAATTAGTTATTAAAGGCGGACACTTGGGTCTGCTTTTTTAATAAGCAAATTTTACGTGACTACAACGGTTAAGAGTGGGAGGTACACAATGGCAGAAGATAGGACTTTTACACAGGACGAAGTTAATGCAATGGTCGGTAAGGCTCGACAGGAAGGCAAGGAAGCCGGCAAGAAAGAGTTTGAAGGGTGGATCTCACCGGACGAGCTCAACACTAAGCTCGGAGCACTTACAGAGCAGGTCAGCGCTTTGACCAGTGAAAAAGAAAACCTGCAGACGCAGATTACAGAGAAGGACGGGAAAATTGCACAGTACGAGATCGACTCGGTAAAAACGAGAGTTGCAAGAGAACTCGGACTTTCATATGAGGCTGTTGGATTTATCCAGGGCAACGACGAGGAGGCAATCAAGAAGAGCGCCGAATCATTAAAGAACCTGGTCGGAGATCAGAAACAGCCAACTCCGCCGTTTGGCAACTCTGAGCCTCCAATTGAAGAGGATGGGGTTACCGCGGCATTTTATAGGCTAAACCCAAATTTAAGAAAAAAATAATGGAGGTTAAATATGTCACAGGACACTAACAAGATGGAAAGATATTCCAGCATCGTTGATGACAAGCTGAGAGCAACTTCTGTATTCGCAAGCATCTTTAACAACAGACATGATGGAGACCCGGCTGCAGGAGCAGTAAAGATTCCGACAAGAGCAGAAGCAACTGTATCTGCTTATGACACAGCAAACGGCGTATCACTGAGCAATCCTCAGACTTCATACATTCCAATGATCTGTGATAAGGACTACGCAGTAAATGAGCTTATCGATGGATTCATGGCTGCAGCAGTACCGGATGGAATGGTAGCAGAAAGACTCGATTCTGCTGGTTATGCACTGGCAAACAATGTTGATGAGCTTCTCGCAGCACTGCTCGTATCTGATGGAACAGCTTCAACTGATACAACCGCACTCACAAAGAGCAACATCTATGACAAGCTTGTTGACGATATCACAACTGCAAAGAAGGCAAAGGTTGATGCAAGCAAGCTCTGGATCGCTGTCACATCC